CAGCTCTGGCATGGCTTTCATCACCGTGGGGTTGGCCGTGGCGTTGGTGGGAGACACCCGTACCGCGCCGTATCTGGCCACCATTCCCACGCTTCCGTCGTTGATCAGCTTGTGCTCCCAGTACAGGTAGTAATCGATGTGCATTGTGGATAACCTGAAGTAGGTCTCCTCGATCGCTCCCGTAGGCAGCTTTCCATCTTCACCTCGGTGCAGGTTTTCAAACACGGCGTCGATGTCCGTACAGCCGTTCAGTTTCCGGTAGAGCGTAGCTCTGGGGATACCGAGTATCTCCGCCCACTCAGCAACAGGTCTCGTCACGCCTCGCCAGGTGATGGTCTGTACGCGCTTGCTGCTGTCGATCTCGCCCATGTCCTCTTTCAGTCTGTCACATATGCCCGGGCATTCCGCCCGCTCGCAGTTCAGACAGAGCTCGTTGACAGCAGCGCCCTCATGCCTCAGCATATCTTGCCATGGAGTCTGGGCCTTGTGCTGTTGCGTTCCATCTTGGCAGCCACGTCGTTGCCGTGATGGTATCCCATGTAGGCGGCCAGGTCCATGGTTCTGATGGTGATATCGGCCAGCTCCTCGCTGAGCCCTTCGTAATCCTCCTTTCTCTGTACTACGGCCACACATTCTCCGACCTCGCTGGCGATCTTGGCGAGCTGGGCCAGTATGAAGTCCCGCTGGGCTGCCGAGGCGAGCTTGGGTTGGTCGTTGACGGTCAGGTAGTCGAGCACTTCGTCGATCTTGTCGTAGAATCCGTGTCCGCATGCGTTCTCGTGGGCATGCTCTGCTGCGTAGTTCAGTTTGTCCGCGATCTGGTCGTAGATCATGCGTGATACCTCCCGATGTCGACTATGGTTTTGGCTGTCTCGCCATACTGGCGATATACTCGAAGGAGCACGACCTGCTTGTCGTCGTGGTAGTAGAATCCGTTCAGCGCGTCCATGATGCTCTTGGCGATGTTGTCGCCGTCTGGCTTCATCAGCGGGAATATCTTCCCGGCCAGCATGGCTTCCCGCACCTTTTTAGGCGTACCCTTGGGCACCGGATAGTAGCAGTTGATGTTCAGCCATACCGGGTTGTCGGTGGGCTCTGGTTTCATGCCTTCATCCTTGATGAAGCACTGTCGAATATATTCTTCGTGCTCCCGGTTCTCCTTGGGGTCGTAGACGTTGAACTTTCCTTTGCGCGGTCTCTTCTTGCCATAAGGCCTGCCGGTTATCGTGAATCTCATGCCTTCGCTTTCCCTCCGTTTTTTTCGTCTTCCAACTTTTTCTTCAGAAGCCAAACCCTGTTGCTGAAGCGTATATTGTCCAGGCATTTTTTGCAGCGCTTGTACTTGGTCTTTAACGGCTTTCCGCAATCTACGCACAGGTGGTTGGCGACCCGGTAATCGTATCGTTCCTTTTTCTTGGTCTTTCGTTTCTCGAATCCGGGGTCGTTTTTCTCGATGCTGGCCTTTTTGTTGTTCAGGCAATCCTGGCAGTACACATGTCCAAGAGCGGCGTCCTGGCGTCCGCATACAGGGCATATGCCGCGCTGCGCATAGAAGTCGTATCGCTCCTTTCGTCTTGCCGATTCCTTGCGCTTCGCAAGCGCTTCCAGGCTCAGCCGTCCCATGCTTCGCTCCTGTTGATGGCTGAAAGCCTGCGGTAGGCCTTGTCGATGCCGTACCACAGCAGGGCCCAGATCACCAGCAGTGCCTGTGAGATCTTGGAGGACCTCTTCTGGCGCTTGTAGCGCTGGCGCATGTCATTGGTCTCCTTGGCCCAGAATGCCTTGTCTCGCGGCTCCTTGACACCCATGCGGGCGTTCTCGTCGCGCAGCCGCTGTATTTCCTCTCTGACCATGGCCACTTCCTCGGTCGTAAGCGTGATCGTCTTGGTCAGTTCCGCCATGCGTTCTTCCCCCTTCTGTGCTCCATCTTGATCTCGTTTCCACATCTCGGACAGGTGATGATCTGCACGTATCCCTTGCCGTTCTTCGCCTTGGTTATCTGGGCGGATTGCGAGGGCAGAAACCAGACCTTGCAGAATCTGCAGCGCTTATATTCTTCCTGTGTCCCCTGCATAGCGTTCTCCTCACTGCTCCAGAAAGGAGCTCAGTCGGTTCTTCTGGCTCAGTCTGCGTCTTACGTTTTCCTCTGGCATCGGTATGAGCTCGGTCATGCGGCTGATACGGTCCACGATGCGCTCATCGTAGCTCAGCTCTTCGGGCTTGTGGTTGCTGGTGAAGATCGTCGGCTTGCAGGTGCTCATTCGGTGGTCGAGTATCGTGTACACGGTCTCGTTCAGCCAGGCGCTCTGCTTCTCCACGCCGATGTCGTCCAGCATCAGCACCTCGGCATTGCGGGCCGTGTTGATGACCTCGGAGGATGATGTGCTGCTGTCTTTGTCGTACCCGGCTTTGATCTCCTGGAGCAGGTTTGTCATCGAGTACCAGCGCACCCGGTGTCCTCTCTTCGTCAGCTCGTTGCCGAGTATGGTGCTCAAAAAGGTCTTGCCGGTCCCGCGCTCGCGGCTGTAGTAGTACAGGCCACCGCCGCCATACTCACTCATGACGCGATCAAAGCCGTCGAGGTAGCGCCGGGTCTTACTGAGAGCTGCCTTCGCCATCTCCTGATTTGCACCGAAGGTGTAGACCTTCGTGCTGAAGCGCTCAAGCGTCCGGTCTCTGAAGTATTCGGGATAGGTCGTTATGGGTCTGTTGTCGGCCAGGAGCCTGTTTCTGTCCGCCACGAAGTGGGGCATGTCGGTCGACTCATCCCTCAGAAGTTGAACGCCGTGAGCCTCGTCCCAGGCCTTGATGGAGTTGCCAGACTTGTTGTACCAGGACCAGTAGTCGAAGGGTTCAGCCGAAGTGGTATCCGTCGTTGGCGAGCCGCTCGTATTCAGCGATCTGCTCCTCGGTAAGTCCTGCAAAGAGGTCTTCGTCAGCAGGTCTTGTAGGCTTTGCATCGGTCCTCATCTCGCTTTCGTCCTCCCAGCGCTGGCCCCGCAAATAAGTGGCTGGGAAGGGAATGTACTGGAATCTGTCGCGCTTACCCCAATCGCCTCTTAGCCTGGCTTCGATGTCTTGCCTGATGGTCTGTCGCAGCTCCAGGTTCGGGTTCAGAGCTTTCCATGCTTTCAGCGCGTCCTTCTTCGCCTTTTTCTTGGGGTAGAGGGCGTAGAATTCATCAAAACCATCGTCAGAAGCACGTATATTATTTTCTATTTTCTCTTCTATGCTCTTATCTATATTAATAGCTTGGGGTTTTCCCAGGTCTGCCTTGTGATTTTCCAAAGTCTGGATTTGGGAAAACCCAAGGCTGCTTTTGAGTTTCCTGGTCCTTCCGTCGAAGGATACGCGCTTCAGATATCCCAGCTCGATCAGCTTGGTGATCGAAGTCGAGATTTTCCACTCGCTGCATTGGCAGAATTTTGCCAGGTATTCATTGCTGGCATAGCATCCGTCTTCGCCATTGTCCAGACTGTCCACCTCGGCGAGTACGCTTTTATCGAGCGCACTCAACCGGGTATCGAGCCATACTTCACGCGGAATCCATATGCCTTTGAATGCGCGTTCTTCCATGGCTCAGTCTCCTTCCTACATCACGACCTGCTTCTTGCAGATTCGTCCGACCTTCACACAGCCGGTGCCTTTGTGCAGCTTCACGGTGTCGCCGTTGGGCTCCACGAAGGAAACATTGTCCAGATGGCCGTCGATGATGTAGTCGATCAGGACGCGCGTGGCCTTGATCGTGTCCTCGTCCAGCTCGTAGTCGAAGCCCTTCTCCTTGCTGCCTTCGCCCAGCAGGTTGGTGATCGCGGCCTCGGTTCTGTCTCGCCAGCGCTGGTTTTCGGCCTTCTCGCAGGTGCAGTGCTTGCCGACGTACTCGGTCTGCTCGTCCTTGGTCAGATTCGGGTAGTCGCTCTCAAAGGTCCGCATCTGTCCACAGTAGGGGCATGCGCACATGTACTCGATCTTCATCGTCTATCTCCTTTCTCAGTCAAAAGGGAGCTGGTCGTCGTCGACCTCCTTGAAGTTGTCGAACGGGGGCTGTACCTTGCCGAGGCTGCGGTCGATGTACACGTTCTGGTATACGCCCTCGCCGTTCTTCTTTTTCTTGTGCTTGATGGTGATGTCCACCACCTGGTCGATGATCTGCTCGGCGGTCTTCATCTCGCCCAGCTTGCGAATGTCGTCCTCCAGGTCGATGTTGAGCCGGGTCATGTCGGTCTTCAGCAGGTCCAGCCCCTCGGGGATGATGGAGTAGTACTTGTAAACCGTTTTGCCCTTGTGCTCTCCCTCCAACACCTCAAAGCCGAGGTTCAGCGTCAGCTCATCATTGAATATCCTGCTGGGTTTCAGGCTGAAGGCACTCACGATGGTCTGGTATTTGCCCTCGGGCAGCAGGAAGCTCCCGCCACCCTTGGCTTCTGCGGCCCTGTAGGCGTTGTTCAGGCTGGCCATATAGGCTGAATCAAAGCTGTCAAAAGGGTTCGTGCTCATCTGTTCTCCTCCTTCTTCACGGCCTCGTAGGCCTCAATGAATGCCTGCGCGTTCAGCGGTATCTCGGCGGGGAGCTTTCCGGTCTTGTCCCCGGCATTCCAGAATTCACAGGGCTTGGTCCGCAGGATGCGCCGCTCTCCGTTCTCGTCGCTCTCGATGGTGGCGTACAGCACGAAGTCGCAGCTCCCCACGATCAGCTCGTAAGCCTGTCCAGCGATGGCGGCGTCGTAGCGGGTGTACTCGCCACGCCTGGTCTTGATGGTCTTCTCGTTGGCGTGGGCCACGTACACGATGCCCAAGCCCAGGCTCTTGAAGGCGTTCATCAGGTTCGTGAAAGGTATCTTCACCATGCTCCAGCCCTTGCCATATTCCAGGTCGCTGGGGTGACTAATGCCATTCTTGCGGCACACATGCTCCATGCAGTACAGGTAGAAGTTGTTGATGGTGTCGAACACCAGCGTCTTGTAGGGCAGCTCACCGGCCTTCTTGGCCTCCAGAAGCGCGGCATATGCGTCCATGGCGTCCTGCCAGTTGCCGATGGGGATGTTGTAGGTCTCCAGGTTTCGCAGTCCGCTCTCGCTGTCCAGGAACAGCGGCGCTTCAAACTGTGAACAGAAGGTGCTCTTTCCGACCTTCGGCGCTCCGTAGATCAGCGTGATCTCGTCCTCGAAGCGGGTCACAGGCTTGCTCTTGGTGCTGGGCAGTGTGATCATTCAAATTCCTCCTTCGCGGTCTGTAGTTCTTCGTGCGGTTCTCTGTGTTCGTACAAGGCCTCCATCGCGCCTTCTTCGCCCATACAGATCGGCAGGTATTCGCAGGCTCCGTACATGCTGCATGAGGTCGTGTGCTTGAAGGCCTCGCCTCGCTTGGCCATGTTCTTCTCCAGTCTGGCTTCCTGATAGAGCGTATTGTGGAATTCCTTCAGGTCCCCCTTGCTTCGGTACAGCTTGCGCTCCATGAAGTAGAAGTCGGGCCTGTTCCGTATGTCGTTGCGCAGCCTCTCCAGAAATTCTTCCAGCGTCTCCTTCTGGCCTCTACGCAATGTGGGCTTGCGTATCACGCGGTAGATCACGCCAACAGGATCATAGCCCATTCTGGTCATGGCTGACATGTACATCGTGATCTGGCTGTCGACGTACAGCCTGTCGAAATAGCTGGAATCCAGCCTGCTGGCCGTCTTGTATTCGACTATCCACCACTGGCCGTTGATCTTCACCAGGTCATCCAGCTTCCCTGCTATGCTCATCACCGTGGATTTGCAGCCGGTCTTTGTCAGCATTGGCAGCTCGAATTGAAATTCAGGCTTGTGTTCGGCAAAGGGCGGGTACAGGTCGAAGTAGCTCTCCAGCAGCGCCCGCACGGTCACGCTGGCCACGTCCTGAGCGTCCGCCTCCTCCTGGTCTTTGGGGTAGTCCGTGATGAGCACAGCCAGGGCCTCATCGATATCCCGTGTCTCCAGACCTTTGTGGATGGCCGTACCAAAGGCCAGTGCGCTGCGCCCTCTGATCGGCACGATGCCATCCCGGTATCTCAGCATCTCCTTGAAGGGGCATATCTGAAAGGTCTTCAGCCTCGATACCGTCCATATGTCCTTGGGCTTCGTCATTTCGCGCAGCTCCTTTCCTGGTCGCGTATCCATTTTTCAAATGCCGTTACCGCTACTCTGTAGGTCTTACCGATCTTGATGTGGGGCATCTGGTGGATGACCTCGTAGGCCGTGTTCAGGTGTACGTGCAGTATCTGGGCGATCTCCTTGACGCTCAGATATTCCTGGCTTCTCCAATTCTCCATTCCATCACCGCCTTTACTACGCTTTAAGCTGAATCGCGGCCAAAAATAAGGTAGTCAGCGGGAACGCCGTAGACCTCTTCCATGCGCTTGACCACGGACCACTTGGGTATGGTTCTACCGGATTCATAGTGCTGCAAGCTCCTGCGGTCCACGTGCAGGAGAGCCGCCGCCTCTGTTTGCTTCAGGCCCTTGTTCACTCTGGCGGCCTTAATGGTGATCTTCGGGTATTCCATAGCATCACCTCCTTGTCCATTATCATACTACGCTTTAAGCGTGATGTCAAGTATTTAAAACGTATTTCTTTCCGTTTTGTGTTGACTTTTATATACTTTCCATGTTATAATATAATTAAAGGAGGGCGAGCAGAGATGAATGATACGAAGCAGCGTGATGTCTTCGCCAGGAATCTACAGGATTATATGAAAAAGAGGGGAGTGGAACAGGTCGATATCGTCACGAAGCTGGAGATCACCGCTTCTACCGTTTCCGACTGGTGCAAAGGAAAGAAGTATCCGAGGGTCGACGCCATGCAAAAGCTGGCAGATTTCCTCGGTTGCAGAATCTCCGATCTGACCAGCGAAGAGCCTGCGCAGAATCCTCCGCTGCCCTCCGACGAGGACGAGCGGGAGCTTCTTCTGATCTTCCGGAAGCTCGACCGCCGTGCCAAGCATGAGATGATGGCGAAGGCGTATGAACTGGAGCGCGTGAACACGAACAAGAATATCCATTGATGAAAGGACGGTAACAGCATGGAAAACATAATTGCCCTGCTTACTGAATGGGCTATATTCTACGGCATTGCGTTCGCGATTCTCGGAATCACGTACAGGCGCAAATACCCATCCCAGTACAATTCCGACCCGCAGATCAAAAAGCAGCGCCACATTACCGCCGCCTTGATCGGTGTCGGTCTCGTCGTACTGCTGAATTTGATGAATGCTTTCGTGTGATTGAGGTGATCTGATGGCCGCCAGAAAGAAAAAGCGCTCGGATGGCCGCTATGAAGCGACGCTCCTCATCGGCTACAACGAGAAAGGCAAGCCCATTCGCAAGCGCTTCTACGGCAAGTCCCAGAAAGAAGCCGACCGGAAGAAGCGCGACTACCAGGACATGCAGGCCATCGGTCAGAAGGGCACAGACGATACCCTCAACGCCTGGGTGAAGAAGTGGCTCGTCACCAGCTCGAACAACGAGGCAACCCGCAAGACCAACGCGCTGTATGCCAAGAAGCTGTGCGCTGCCCTGGGCGACTACAAGCTCGGTGACATCCGCACCTCCGACATCAAGCTCTTCGCCCAGTCCATGTCCAGATACTCCTTCTCTTCGGTGAAGAAGATCAAGGGCGTGGTCAACAAGATATTCCAGGACGCCGTGAACGACCGCCTGATCGTCTTCAACCCAACCTCCGGTGTCCGGTGGGACTACGCCTTCAAAGGCTCTCACAGGGCCCTGGAGGGCTGGGAGAAGGCGCTGATCGTCGAACACCACCAAGTCCACAGGGCTGGCCGCTGGGCGCTCCTGATGCTCCTTGCGGGCCTCAGAAGAGGGGAGGCCCTCGCCCTCCAGTGGGAGGACATCGACATGGAGAACAACGTCATCCACGTCACCAAGGCCATCCACTTCGAGAGCAACGCCGCTGTTGTATCTACAACAAAGACCGAGGCCGGTGTGCGGGACGTTCCGCTGCTTCCGCAACTGAAGGCTGCTCTGAGCCTCTACGAGCCCCGTACAGGCCCCGTCTGTCTGGGGGCTACAGGAAGTCCTGTATCCACCGAGGCGGCTTTCAGGCGAGGCTGGGAGGGTTACCTGAGCGCCATGGAGAACATTCTGAACGACGAGCCGCCATTCAGACCCGGCAGACGCTCTGATCTGGACGATGAGAACCGGAAGAAGTTCGCCGTCCGCACCCACGACCTGCGCCACACCTTCTGTACCATGCTCTACAACGCAGGTGTCGGCCTGAAGGAAGCCCAGTACATCATGGGCCACGCCGATTCCTCCATGACGATGGAGGTCTACACCCACCTTGACGAAGCCAAGCTTCAGTCGGCAGCCAGCATCCTCACCAAGTACGAGGACAGCTTCGCGGAAATCATTTGAATTGTCGTCAGTATTGTCGTCAGAAATCTCGAAATAGCCTGTAATTACGGCATATTAAGAACATCAATTCTTGGTTCGGGACCAAAAGGTCGCAGGTTCAAATCCTGTCACCTCGACCAACTCTGAAACCCCTTGAAAATAGCGTGTTTTCAGGGGGTTTCGCTTATCCCAAGTCCAATAATCGAGGGCTGGCTGTGTAAATTATCGTCACTTCATTCACCTGTTTTCACGCAGTTTCACATAAATAATGTCGTCAAAATTGTCGTCAAAAAAAAGAACCCTCTCCCACAGTGGGAGAGGGTGTAGTCTACTCTGCCTTCTTGACGATCTCGTTCATCCTTGGCACAAGCCGCAGGATTCTGTTCTCGACCTCTTCATCAGGCAGATTCTTGATGCGCTGCTTCTCGGAGACCTCGACCTCCTGCTTGGAGTTCACGTCGCTCTTGTTGGCGTAGCCGAGGGTGTTCTGGAGCAGGAATTCAGTGCCCTTGGTATTGCCCTTGGTCTCGAAGAGCCGGTCTGTGACGTAGGCCTCGATGCGCTGTAGTGCGTAGTCGATGATGCGCTTGTGCTCCTCGAACTCTGCATCGTCCGTATTGTAGTTGATGATGACCCTGGTCCTGAGCCCCAGGAAGAGCCCAAGCCCGGGGACGGAGTAATGCTTACCGTGAATGTCGCAGTCATCGAAGTACTGGTTCACCCGCTTCCGAAGCAGAGCTGCCCGAGGGTAGCTCTGCTCCAGAGTGGAGGCTTTGAAGTTCTTCCCGGTGCTGGCATACCGGGAGCGGTACTCAATCTTCTGTATCTTCGTCCTCGCCATCGTACTCACCTCCAAGGATTGTCTTTTTCAGTTCGGTTTTGAGGCTGGACAGTTTCTTCGCTATGGTCTTCGGGTCGTCGTTATCCTGGAGAATCTCTTTCGCTCTCCGATAATAGCGTGCCCTCATCTTCTCAGCCGTAGCATCATCAACCGGAATGTTCTTGTTGTTGGCCATGATGTAGGAGCCGCGCTCAGGGTCGGTGTAGATGTTCAAGTCTGTGGGGTAGGTCTTCTCCCCGCTCTCCTTCCACATCTCGATGGCCTTCTGCATCCACGGTTCGTTCACGCTGTCGAGCATACCTTCCGCCAGATCAGACGGCATCCCGGCCTGCTCGCGCAACGACCTCGCCTCATCAAGCTTTTCGGTATTGTCCTCGCCCCAGCGGGCTTGTTCCTTGGCTTCAGTGTTCGCGGTCTTCGCTTCTGAATTATACCTCGCGACATTAAGACTCTGAGTCCAGCTCAGGCCGGTCTTTTGAAGCTTGGAAGCTATTTCGGCATCAGTTTTTCCAACGCTCTTGAAGCCATTCTTCACGTACTCCTGCCCTTCAGGCGTGGAGTTCACGCCGAACAACAGGGACTGCGTGATGTTGCCAGCCGTAGGCTCGAAGCCAAACTTGATCTTGCCGCTCTTGCTCTTGGCATAGCCGCTGGTGGCCGCTTCAAGGGTGTCCACAGCCCTGTTTACAGCACCACTGCCAGGGAGCCAGTTGAATCCGGCTTTCGCCAGGTTCTTTACCCACAGCCAATCGTCTGCCGGGTTGTCATTCTCTCCCTTGCCAAAGATAGCGTCGATGATCGTGTTCGCTCCCTGGCCCAACGCATCCGTGATGTCAGTTATGCCGCTGACTACAGGCACATCGAAAATGTTGCCGCTCGTTATGTTGTCATAGGGGTTGGCCTGGTCAATCAGACTGCTTATAGCGCCGTTGAGCACTTCGCTGGCGCTCGCCCCCTGGTCCCACTGCTCCTTCGCGTCTTCGCCAACACCGATAGCATCCACCTGGGTGTTCCTGCCGACGAGCTTGTTGATTCCGTAGTGCGCAACCGCCATCTGTGCAAGCAGCGCGATGAGCGCCTTGGCCGCACCGGAGATGGCCGACTTCACGCCGCCGTTATAGGCCCCCTCGTAGGCTGCGAGGTCGTTGAGGTTGAAGCTCACGTTGTTGAACGGTTCCAGCGAGAACTGGAGGAGCACGTTGCCAGCGGTGGAGTTGATCGCCTTGCTCTTGAATCCGGGCTGCTTGCTCGCCATCATGTTCAGGTCCATGAAGTCGGCGTTGAGCTGGGCGAAATCCATGTCAGGATTCGGGCCCATCTTATCCACTACGCTCTGAAGATTGATGGCGTGTACCATATGCGTCGCCAGGCTGTCAGAGTGCTGAATGAGCGTGAACAGCTTGTTTGCCACTTCATTGTACTTGTTGCGCGGCACTTTGTCATCCAATACGCGCGAGGCAACGAAGCTGCTCCCATCAGATGCTTTGGCAACCTCGTTACCCATCATACGCTCCATCACAGAGGTCAGGAAGTTGTAGCTCGCCTTGACGGTTGCCACGGGGTTGGTGCTCATGGAGACGACTACAGGCCACATGTTCAGTATGGCGGTCTTCATATTTGCAGCAACTTTGGCCATGCCTTGGGCGTTCGTGAGAGCTGCCAGGGTGGAGTAGTAGCTGCGGCCCACGTCCTCCTCGATTCCTCGATCTATGCCGCCGAAGATACCTCCAGTCTTCTTGCCGACGATCATGTTCCTGAAATTGGCAATGGCGGGAATCAGGGTGAAGTATTTGCCCTTGTTCGTAAGGAAGCCGTTCTCGTCATAGTCCAGCACGGACGCCGCATAGTCGTGCTGGATGTTGCCGGTGCGCTCGTCATAGCCGAGAGCGCTCAGCAGGTCGTTCAGCCGTACAGCATTGTCCGTCTGGTAGATGTTGCGCAGAGCGATCTCTGCGTACTGGCACACCAGGCGGAAGGCGTTCGTGTCCATATCAGACGTAACAACGTTGTTCTTGCGTTCGAGTTCGGCAGCATGGAATTTCTTGTTCGGCGCAGTGTCTGCCGTCCTGCCAGCGAGATTAGAGGCCAGCTCATCCAGATTCTTGTTCTGTCCGAGGAATCGCCTGAACCAGCTCTGTTCCTTTTTGACATGGGGCATGTAGTGGGTGCGCTTGCGAACGGTCTCCATGCCGTTGCGGGTGTAGGTGGCGTTCAGCTTTCGCTCCAGATCGTCCAGGATGTACTTGCAGGTATTCGCTGCGTCGATCAGCTTCTGCCCCTGTTCCGGGCCATACTTACCGATCACGGCTCCAGGGTCGAAGCCTTGGTCAACCAGATGGAACACGTCTGTCCACTCGCTGCCCTTCAGCTTGCAGTCCTTCAGCCTCTTTACGATGTCCTGGTATTCCCTGTTGACCTTTGCGTTCGCCTCCATGACGGGAGCGATATAGACGGAGTTGAACAGAGGCGCGTAGTCGCCGAGGAACCTTTCAAAGATTCTCGGAGCGGTATCGAGCTCCAGTGCAATGGAGTTCAGCAATCCTTTGACCTTGCCCTTCTTGATCTTCGTCTTATCGTTATCCGTACCGGCGAGTATCGTTCCAACGCCGAATACGCGATGGAGTATGTTTGGCATGTGCCCGCCGCGCGTTCCTCTCAAAGCGCTGAATACGTCTCCAGGACCAGAGAAGTCGTAATAATCCTTCACAAGTTGCTCGGCCTGCTCGACGTGGGACTGGAGTATGCCGAGCTGGGTATCGAGATAGTTGTATACAGTATCGATGTTCTTGCCGGGGAGTATCTTGGTCTCCAGTCGCTCCTCCCACTCGGACAGGGCGCTCTTGAACGACGCTATGTCTGCGTCTCTCTGCCGCAGTTCGGTCTCTGTATAGTCCCTCATCCTGTAGCTCTGGGTGTAGTCGTCCAACATCTTTTCACGCATGGACGTGAGGCTGCCTTTGCTGACCTTCCCCTTCTTCATCTGGAGCCACTGCTTACCGTACTCCAGAAGCCTGATGTACTGCTTCCAGTCCTTCAGTTCCTGGTTGGTGCTGTTGGCCACGGAGCGCATGTAATCCAGCTCTTTCTCGTCCACAAGCCCGGTCTTTTCCAGGGTGTCGGTCAGGTTCTTGCTGGTGAACATGGTCTTGAACCCGTTAATCATCTTGGGTTTGAGCTCGGTCAGAACCTTCCTCGCTCCTCCGACAGCGGAAGCTCTGCCATCTTTGTATGTGTCACGCTTTGTTTCGTCGTTCCCGGCAATGTCAGTCGGAGCAAACGCTACGCCGTTGCGAATCATGGCCTGCCTGTCGTTGTTGGACATCAGCGCAGAAGCCATGTACTTTCGCTTGCTTATCTCGGTGTCTCGTTCCTTAATAAGCGGCATCATCTGTCCGCGCTTTGAGGAAGCCTTCTTCTTGAAATATTGTTCGGAGTTGTAGTGCGAGCTCCAGTCTGAGTTCACCCCGTTCACAGCGCCGATCTCGTTCTCGAAATCCATGATGTTCTTCTCGGCTTCGAGTACATCTTTCTTCAGACCTTCGAGAATGGCGGTCTTGTCGGCACGCTGTTTGTCGTTCAGTTCTGCGTGGTCGAGGTCTCCCTTGACTTCTTTCAACTGCTCGTTGATGTGCCACAGCCTGTTGTGCAGCTTCCCGTACTGTCTGCGCTGGTCTTCGCTCGTCCAAACAATGCCGGCTTTATCTTCGATCTCCTTGGCCGCCTTGCCAGATTCGGCTGCTTTCTCTTCGTATTCCAGAGCACTCTTAGTGAGATCGTTGACGTCGGCCTTCAGGTTCTTGATCTTGGCATCGGCGTCGGCGATCAGCTTGTTTATGTCGGCATTGGGGCCGATCTCCTGCATGAATCTTTCGCTGTCCTGGATGCCTTCAATCGACTCTTCAAAGCCGGTCTTTATGCCGCTGTCGGGATTGTTGGGAGGAGTAGACATGGCTTCAAGGAGCTGCTCGGCAGTTGTGCTGTGGACGTTCTCGACGATATCAGACATCATGTCCTTCACTTCGTCCATCGTCTCGCCGCCAGTCTCCTGGCCGAACAGACCGAGATTCATTCTCATATTGGCATCGCCGTTGGAGGTGGCCTCAATGACGGCTTCCTTGCGGGCCTGGTTCGGATTCCTGAGCCCCTCCAACTGCTTGTTCAGCGCATCCCTGGCCTCGCTCACGTCGTGGCCAGCCTTCTCGAACTCATCCAGCTCAGCCAGCGCGTTATTGATTCCGCGCTCGGTCTTGTAGACAGTGCGGGAGATGGCCTTCATACGGCGCTGCTGCTTCTTGTTGTTCTTCTGCACCTGCTGGTCGATCACCTCGCCGAGCTTGGCATCATAGTCGGTGTTCGGGTCGATCAGCGGGCTGCTGGAACCTGTGGCGGCCTGGTTGGCGAGGTTGGCTGCGTAATCCAGCTTCTCCTCGTCGCTCATGTCCTTCATCTGCGCTTCGTGGAACTTTTCGATCTGCTCGGTGCGGATGTCATCGATGTCGGCACCGGTGTCGGACAGGTCCTTCAGGACGGCGAGCTTGGCGATGGCATCGGCAGAGTTGTTTTGCCCTTCTCCGATCTGCCCCTTGTACATATCGTAGTACTTGCTGTAGTCAGCGCCGCTCTCGGTGGTCACATCAGCACCAGCGCCCTGAAGCAGACCGGCGATGATGGACCTGTGGCACAGACCCTCATCCTCACAGAAGCAGGTCAGGGCCACGTTTTTGCCTTCTTTGATCTTCTTATACAGGTCGTTCAGCGCTTTCCTGGCTTCAGGCTGCTTCATCTCCTCCAGGAACTGCGGCACGTACTTCTCGCGGAAGGTCTGCTCATTCCATTCGCCGTTCTTCTTCCATTCCAGATACTTGTGGAACAGATCGTTGCTGGGGCTGAGAGCGGATACCTGCGTCACGCCCTTCTTGGGCCGCCTCATGCTGCGCACAATGGCATAGGTCTCGTCGAAGTCGTCCGGGTTCACAGTCTTCACAGTGCCGACCGTAGCCTTCGGCTTCTCGCCGGTGGGGGTGAGGCCGATGTCACTGATGGCAGGCTGCTCTTCCTGCACAGGCTCTTCCTTCACCATCTCCTCTGCGATAGCCCTGGCCATCGGGTCGGGCTGCTTGGGAGCCTGCTGCTCCTCTGCGGGAGCGTTGGCAGCTTCCTGCTCAGCCTGCTCGCGGAGCATGGGGATGATGGTCGCCAGAGAGGCTTTCTCGACGCGGAAGAAGGGCAGGTCGTACATCGCGCCACCCTCACCGGAAGCCAGCTCCTCGTAGCGCTCCTCGGCTATCTTCAGGTGCTCGGTGGCGGAGAGATTCTTAGTTTCTGCTTCGCCAGATTTGCGTTGCACGGGCAAATCCGCTTGCGCTTTTCTGACTGCTTCCTTTGTCTCTCTGACCTTGCTGTTACCGCTGCTTTCGTTCGCGTTGAAAAGTCTCTTTGACAGATCATTGACCTTCAACTGAAGATCAATGGCCTTGTCCTGCCAGTACTGCAGCTTGTCCTTGGTGGCATAACCGGCATTAGCCAGGGCGGTGCGCAGCTCATTCTTGTACAGGTCGAGGGTGATGTTCATACCCGCGCGTTTTGCCGCCATCTTGATTGGGTCATCGTCTCGCAGCCCTTTCAGAGCCTCGAATCGCTCGACGAACTTGTCGAACTCCTCCTTCAGCTCTCTGTGACCACGACGATGGCCGAGCTCACTCTGCTCAGCGCCGTAGTCGGCGGTGTTCAGCTCTGCAGATAGAGCATGCCCCTGGGTTACGTCGTTGGTCGGCACAAGAGTAAAGTTCACGCGGGTGTGATAATTGTTGTAACCTGGAAACTTTTGTTCGCAGAAGAAGTTACAGACGATCTTGTCGGCGTTCGACATCAATTCCTCATAGCTGGGGAAGAACTTACTGCCGCCGTTGTACCAGTTGTAGTAATCGCCCACGCGAGCCTTGTGGCTCTCGCCGTGCTCATCCACAAAGTTGACGACGATTGAGTTGTCATCAAGGTTGAGAACGGCAGGTTTATTCGTGTTCGGGTCGATGTCCCCGGCTTCCTCGGCGTTGGACTGTTCAACCATCCAGTCCAACTGCCTCTGCAATCTCCACTTGGCCAGCTCTGGGCTGTAGGAACCATCGGCTTCACGAATGAAAGTGTTGGATTTCGGGACACCGATGGTCTTTTCTGGCACAGCGAGAATGTGGTCGTCATCCTGGGCAATCGCCGAAGAGGTGGAATTGACCAGACTCCGCGACCCTCTTTTTTTGCCGATGCCATAAGCTCCGCGCAGAGTCGCTGCCTGATCGTCTGACAGTCCGTTCTCCTTTGCGAAGGCGTTGACGGTTGAGTTGATGTAGGCGTTGTACTGAGCCGCCGTCCTGTTCAGGCCAATCTCACCCTGTTCTTTCTTGCTCAGGAACCTGAGCGCGGCTTCGTCGCTGACAAGGTAGACGTTGCCGGGGTTGTAGTGATCTCTACTGATGAACGTGCTGAAGCCGGGACCGCCGACGTTCTCGTCATTGGTGCCGCCATGCTCTTCGATGAACTTGTCTATCCCTTCTCCGCCTCTGAAGACCTGCACCGCGCCCTTGTACATCTCGGCAAGCCGCTTCTGCTTGTAGGTGCTGGCAAGGTTGCTCGTAATGCTCGCAACCAGGTCATTGCGGTTCATACTCTTGATGCGCTCACGGGCCATCTGCTCCATCAGATTCATTGAATCTTCAGGGAGATTACCGAGCTGTCCAAGCGCATTTTGGAGCACCATATCGGCGAGCTCCTCATCGGATTTCCCGATCAGCTCTTCGATGTGCGCGGAGACATCTGCCTGGACCTTCGCTCCGAGCTCAACCATGTCCTTGGGCTGGGGGAGCATGGACTTGTCGAGGACGTAGTACTTCTGAGGAGTCCATACTTTCCCGCCATCTTCGACAGGGGCATAATCCCGAATGAAAGTCTGCGTGTCGTTCCAGCTTCTCTGCAACTCTGCCAGACTGTTCTGAAGTACGTCGTAATTATCCTCGGCGTTCTTCAGAGTATTCCTGGTATTTTTGAGCTGAATCGCGGCCTTCTTCTTGCCCTTCTCGTCTGCGCCTTTGAAGTCCTCTTCTGCCTGCATATAGGCGGAAATGGCGTTCTGAAGCCTCGAAGTGGCGCTGTCAAGGCTGTTTTGTACGGCCTCCATCCGCTTCATTGCTCGATACAGACCAGTGGTTCCGGTATAATTCTTCTGGGTGAGCTCTTCATATCTACGCTGTTCGTCGCTCTTCTCCGGCGCTTTGTCATAATAATCGGAGCTGCGAGCTTCGCGCACGATGAGATACCTGTCATTCTCGTTGAAGTGCTCCAGGGAAATATCGGTGCCACCGTTGCTGGGATTGACAGAACGCGCTTCGGGATTGTCGGCAATGGACGGGTCGGCTGCCATGATAGCCTGGAAGCCAAGCCCTGTCAGGTTGCCACGGTCATTCATGATGTCTTCGGCGGTATATATCTGCCGCTCTTCGAGCTCGTCTTCAGACACGACCTCCGCAGGCTTCAGGCTGTCCTTCTCTGCCTGGTTCTGCTCGGAAGCCACATAGCCATAGCGGCGGTCGTTGTACATCGTCCCGGGCTGCGCGTTGGCCTGGTCCATGACCTTCTTGTAGACCCCATAGGAAACAGGGATATAGTTGGCAGGCGCGTTCCGCTCGATGTATTCCTGGAACTGGTTGCTCAGGCGCTCCTGCTGTTCCTCTTCCATACCGGCAGCAGAGGTCATATAATCCTGTCGCTGCTTGGCGGCGTCCTGCCACTCCTCGGCGCGGCGGTCAGAGACAACACTTTTCTGCGTGTAGTATCGAGGGTCGGTGTAGGCTTCGGTAGCAGATATTCCAGTGGTTTCAGGCAGCTCGGTTTTATAAAGCTCGGTTGCCGCCTCCTGCTCATCAGCCACAGCTTGTTGATTGGCCCGGTACTGCTCGTCGGTGTACAGAGAATGAACATCAGAACCGTTCCGCCGTGCCCTCTGAACGTTTAGCTCCTTCTCGTCTTCGAGGTCCATGTCCTGCAGGGCCAAACGGGCAGACTGCTGGGGCGTCAAGGCTTTGCCGGTCTTGGGGTCGGTCTTGCCAAAAAGCAGCTCCCTGGCTTCCTCGGGAGTCTTGGCATCTCCAGCTCTCTCGGCCTTCTTTTTCTTCTGGCCCTCTATCTTCTTCTGGTCCTCTATCTTCTTCTGGTAATCCTTCGCTGCCTGCTCCCGTGCTTCCCTCTCGATGCGCTCCCGCTCTTCATCCATCTTCTTCTGCGCATCTTCTGCCTCACGGTCGATGGAATCCTTCTTCTCCTGCTCGGTGGCAATGTCGGACTGAACGGCTGCATGAGACTGGTTCAACTGGTTTCTGGCGTTGATGACCTGCGGGGAATTCTCGTCCAGATGCTCATCGAAGGCTGCGCGGAACATCTGCTCCATCTGCCCGGTGATCTTCTGGGCAGTCTGCTGCATGCCGGAAATCTTCTGCGCAATCTCTTCAGACTTGGACATCAACCGGTCGATAGAGGTCTGTATGCTCCGAAGACCGGGGTCGTTCTCTACAGCCTCGACAGCCTGAAGCTCTGCGCCCTTGTTGACTACGGCTTCATCCATGGCAGCGTCAGCGTGCTCCAGGAACTTCTGCACACGCTGTGCGCCTTCAGAGAGTTCGGGAGAGGCCTGCACAGACTCTTCCTGCTCTTCCTCGACATCTTGTTCAGCTTCCGCTGCGGCCTGTTCTGCGGCCTCCTGAGCGGCTTCTGCGCGGTCTTCCTCTATGGCGGTCTGTACGCCTCCCAGAGCGTCCTGTACGGCCTTACCAGTCTCCTCGGTCTGCTCCTTGGCATAGCTGCTCACAGCCTCGTCAAGGGCCTTCTGGGCAGCCTGGGCCTTCTTGCCAAAGAAGGGTACGTCGGTAGCAGGGTTGTAGTCAGAAGCGGGCTGAGAGGCTTCGGGAGCCGCCTCCTCAGTCGTCTCTTCGGTGGCAGTCTCCTCGGTGGTGGTTTCCTCGATCTGCTGGTTGGCCAAAGCACTTTCGCGCTCCGTATGGGCGATATCTTCGACGGAAGACGTGTCCTGGCTGGCGTACCGGTCCACCTCTATGGCGGTCAGCAGACGCTCGGTGTCGACAGGCCGCCCGGAGGACATGCTGTCCATCATCACGTCGAAGACCATGCCGCCGAGGTCGGCCATGCCGAAGATAGAGGTAGTGAAGGCTGTGGCCAGAGCAGTGTTCTTGGCTGCTTCGGCATAACCCTCAAAGTTTTTCTGCAGGGATTCTCCAATATTCTTGCCCTCGCTGACATCGGCGACTACACCAATGACACGCTCGGCCAATTCAGAGAACTCCTCTTCCTTGACCTCGGACAGTATGTTGTTCACGGCATTCACGCCCCAGGAGACCAGGGAGTTGCCATAAGTGTTAATGGCATTGTCGGCATGTTCGGCCAGGCTGAAACCACCGAAACGCAGGTTGGACCAGCGCTCAAAGGCAGGGCTCTCCGTGAACAGCTCGACGGAGGTGTGGATGGCGGCCATGGACAGGGATTTCAGCAGGTTGTTGCCCTCGTCCATCTGTTGGTTGAAGTCATCCAGGAACACATTCAGCGCAAACGGAGCGCGGTTGATCAGCGTCGTGGTGGTGTTGATGGCGTCGCCCACGTTGGCCACATTGCTCAGCATGGCCAGGGGAACGCCGCCGAGGTTGGCAGCCTCGCTCGCGGCAAAGGCAGCGCCGAGGTTAGCGCCGATACCGGAGGTCAGGGCATTGCGCACGACTTCGGCAACGCCCTGCTCGACAAAGGCCTGGCCCTGGGTGGCTACGTTCTGCTGCTCCAGACGGGTCTGCTGCTCCAGGCGATTGAAGTTCCGGTTCACACGGCCCAGATAGGTATTGTCCTGGTTCGGGTCATAGGCCTTGCCAAGAGCGGCGCTGATGATTCTGTTGCTGAATTCGTGGAACTTACCGGGCGTGCTCAGTAAGGCTCTGAAGCCGGTGCCCATACCGCGCCCAACAGTCTCCAGAGCCTGTGCGCCGATGGTGTTGATGCCGGGGTTCATGTTGTACGGGGTGGCCCAGTCGGGATTCAGAGATGACAGCAGCTCCTCGGGGGAGGAGAAGCCAGCCGCATCCAGGTCGATAGCGCCCCCGGAGAGGGTCTTGACGCCCTCGTTGTCCAGGCTGGCCAGGAGTATGCCGTCAGCGCCCAGGTCCTTGTAGGCAGCCACAAATCGGTTGATGGCGTCGGCCTGCTCCGAGGTATAGGTCCCATGGCGATCTTCGCTGTAATCGTATGGCCTCAGTATATCTTTCAGGTCTTCAAGAACCTCTTCATCTGAAAGCAAACCTTTCCTGGAAAGCGTGTCTATCAGAAGTACGGGGTCGATGGCATTGGCCAGTGCAGGATACTGCGCGTAAATGTCCGGTATCTCCTCGCCGTTCAGGAGCCGCTGAGCAATGTCCTCAGAGCTCACGACGGGCTCGTCGCTCACTTCGAGCCGCTCCAGACCGGCGTCGATGCCGCTGTAGGACTTTTCCAGAGCGCCGGGGTTGCTGATGGCACTCACCACGCGACCGCCGAGCTGGGGATTGCCGCCGCCAACGGCAGCTATGCGCTGGGAGATCAGGCGGTTGACATCGTTGTAGTCGATAGCGCCGGAGCTGAAGTTATTCCACAGAGCATTGGCCTCATCGTTGGACATGAACTTGCCATAGGTGCGCAGCGTGTCCACGACGTAGGCGGCATCAGACTGATCTTCGCCAGAGTAAGCAGCCAGGGCGGCAGCGAAACCGGTGGCGTCGCTCTTGACGAATCGCTCCAATGTGCCCTGCTTAGCTCTCGCTTGATTCGCCAGAAGCTGCTCCTCAGTCTTGCCGCTGGCCAGCTCGCTGATCTGGCTGAGCATGTCCGTGCCGCGCCCCTGCATGAGCGGAGAGGTGTGCAGCGCCTTGTCCGGGTTCACCAGGGCTTCCACGGCGTCGTGGACCATGAAGTCGCTGTAATACTTCGCGTCCTCGCCATAGCGCTCCTCGGCGAGCTTCATGATGCCGTCGTAATCGATGATGCCCTTGACATCCTCGGGGATGTTTTCATAGGCGCTGCCGGAGCTGAAGAAGCCCTCGGCCTTTTTCAGCCATTCCTTGCCCTGGTTGTTGATGACATCGCTGTACTGTCCCTCGGTCAGCACACGGCCATTGGACAACGTGATGGTCTTCACGTTGCTGGCAGGGCCAAGGCGCTTCTCGGTCTCGGTAGCGGGCTCCAGAGAACCTAGGAAGTCGCCGAAGTCCACGGCCTCCTCTTCAGGCGCGTTGCCGGTGGCCTCCAGGATGTCTTGCGGCGTCACGTCGCCCACGATGATGTCGTGCAGCATCTGGTTCGTCTCGGCACGGAAACCGGCCCCGGAACGGGCAGAGGCGCCGATGAGCAGGGCGGAATAGAACTGCCTCAGATCGGGATTGATCGCCCCGTTGTTTGCCCTCTGGTATTCGCGGATGTCGTCGCTGACGGCCTGCAAAAGGGTATAGGTATCCTTTGCGCCGTCCTCGTTGGAGATGTCGTTGATAAGCTCAGAGGTGGCGGTCTCCAGCTCCTCATCACCGGCGTAGCGCTCGGTCATCTCGTTCACCGAGCTGTCCACGGTGGTGGCGGCGAAGTAGGCGGTAGAGGCCGCCTCTTCCTCGCTGTACCCAGACTGCACACGGTCCTCGTAGACGTTCTTGTAGGTGAGCGTGTTGAAGGTCTCGCTGATGGCGTTCCCCACAGTATCTCCGAAGAAGTCGGGATTGTCCATCATGGCGTTGTGCAGATACTCGATGCCGGGCAGCGCGTGGCCCAGTATGCCGTGCACCAGGGTGATGTCGTCATCGAAAGCCCTGGACATCACATAAGCGTCCGCAAGCTTCTTGATGTCGTCTACAGTGACCTGTTCGGGCATATTATCCACATCGAGCTGGTTCTGCACGGGGTCGATAGCAGCAGCCTCTGTGTTGCTGTGGTCCTCGCCGATCTTCTCGTTGTGAGCGTCCTGACGGGTGTCCTTCCATACTTTGGCCAGAACGCCGTACAGGGCGTCACCCAGGCCAGCCATGCGGGCAAAGGTGTCCGTCACCACATTCACGGAACCCTTCTCGGCCTGGGCACCGGAATCAGCAAAATCCAGGGTAGACTGAACGATGTCCTGTTCGGCCTGGGCGCGGTCAGCGGAGCGCTGGTTGGCCTGGGCCCGCTGCTGCTCGTTGTACATCAGGGGCAGCTCGTCAGGCGTATCCTCGCCGTGGTGAGGTTCATAATCCTCGTCCACATCGGCGGCATAGTCCACCCCGGTGCGTACCTCTTCGCCGTCCCACAGGCGCTTGAAGATGGTGTTCAGGTTGGCTTTGCTGATGTTCAGCTCGCGGCAGTGCTTGTCCGCGTCGTAGCCATTCTTCAGATAGTCGTTCAGGCCGCTGGACAGCTCGGACAGATTCTTGCCCTCTTCATCCCAGGCACTCTGGCTGATGCCCAGCTCGTCCAGCATGTTGAACACAAAGTCCTCGTACTGGTCGGCGTTGTAGTCCTGGAGATGGCGGCTGCTGTAGTCAACGGCCTTGTTGACCAGGGCGTCCCACTCGTCTTCGATCTCGTTGGTGGCGTCGTAGGTCTTGTTGATCTGGTACAGCTCATAGCAGGCCCGGTCCATGTAGTCGCCGGTCTTGCCGGGGTTGTCCATGGTGCCGTCATAATTCAGACGGGCATTGTATTCGTTTCCGATCTCGGCCATCACCTTGTCGTGCCACTCGCGGCTATGATCGTAGCCAAAGGCACTGTCAAGGATAGAGGGCTCTGCGGAGATGCCGTCGTCGTGAGGCTGGGCAGCCCACCAGGAATACTTGTAGGCGGCGGCCTCCTCGTTCAGGCCCTGGGACTTCAGGGAAGCGACATACTTATCCCGGTCCTCCTGGGACACGGCGCTCAGGTCATCCCGGCTCCAGTCGTACTTTTGTACGGAGGGAGCCTGCTGGATGGGGTTCATCCAGTACTGGACGGCGTCCTCGAAATAGTCCGTACCAATGTTCAGCTCCTTACCCTGCTGCTTGGCACGATAGAGGCCGGGGATGATGTCGGGGGAGTAGAAGGTGCCGTTGGGCAGCATCTGCACCTTTGTGGCATAGACGAGAGAATCGTCGATGGCCTGTAGCTTGCTGAACTTGCTGCGGTCAACAGCGTTCGTGAACTCTTCAAGGGAAGGCTCCCTGCCGTTGACCTGCTTGTACTGGTCGTAGAAGTCGCTATACTGCTTCAGGGCTTCACCATACTGTTGATCGAGCTCGTCGTTGTCGTGAATGGCGTTCGCCAAGGTATTGGTGTAATACCCAGCCCACTCAGCCTCAGATGATCTTTTGGTAGGGGTAGCCACTGCCAGAGCGCGCGTAAAGGTAACGTCATCTCCGTATATCGCGTTCATCTGATTCACGAAATTCTGATCGAACGGTCCGTCATATCCGCGATCACGCCAAAAACCGGTCAGGTCTTCAGGCAATACAGCACCTCCGCCGCGATAGGGGCTCCAGTCCCTGGTGCCACGGGTACTGTTGGAATAGGTTATGGCGTCGATAGCGGCATCGTCGTTATTCAGTCTGGCGTACGCCGTATACTGAGGGGTGCTCCAGTCGCTTTGGTTCGTGGACTGATAGTTATACTTCGTGCCGGCAGAATAGCCGCTGGAACCCGTTCTACTGATAGTAGGACGGGTATAGCGCGTAGACAGGCTCGGGCCTTCTTCCTTCTTTGCCAGAATATTCTTGTAGGCCTTGCTTACGGGGGTGAACGAAGACTTGGAGGGCGTATACTCGCCGCTCTCTATCCTGCGCTGTCTCTTCTGCTTTGCTTCGTTGGTCAGTGGCATTTACTCAACCTCCATGAAATCCATCAAGTGGTTAGAACAGCGATTCTGTCGCTTTGGCTGCGGGTTTGGTGTTTCCACCGGTCAGGCCAGTGTCTCTGGTCAAGGGGGTGATCTCTCTTTTTGTTCCTGCAAAGTATGTCCGACCGGGGGTGCTCGTAGGTGTAGGGCCTGTACTGGCAGAGGAAGAGGAGGAGTAAGATTTGCCGCCGCCTTTTCCTTTGCCCTTGGAGCTACTGGATTTTCCGCTGGCTTTGTATTTCAGCTTCAGAAACTTCTTGTCCAGGGCGATGTCGTCGGCTGCAATCTCCAGCTTCTTCTTGTCGTAATCTGTCGACTTGTCGTCAAGCTCAATGTCGGACCTCTTCAGATCGAGGGATTTGTCGTCGATGCCGAGCTTCTGTTTCGCAAGCTCTGCGGACTGCGAATCGAGCCCGATGTTTTTGAGCTTCAAGTCAAGCGACTTATCATCGATGCCAAGCCTCTGTCTCGCGTATTCTGTGGACTGCGCATCGAGGTCAATATCCTTGCGCTTCAAATCCAACGACTTGTCGTCGACCCCGAGGCGTTGCTTCGCGAGCTCAACAGATTTTGAGTCGAGACCGATGTTCATTCTGGCTATATCGAGAGACTTGGAATCAAGGCCAATCTTCTTACCGGCAATATCAGCAGACTTGGAATCGAGTTCCAGATTCTTCCTGGCAATCTCGGCAGACTGGCTCTGCATGCTATTCTTCTTTTTGGACAGCAGATAATTCACGTAGTCCTCAAAGCTGGAAGATTGAAGCTGCGCCATCTGCGTCATCAGGGCATTCAACGACTTCAGTGAATTGTTCCTGATCTGGTTGGCGCGAGCTTTTACACCGAGATCGAAGTCGTCATTACTCGCCTTTATGGCCGCCCTTACGCCGCCCTGCTGGACGTTGTACGTGGTCTGCCTCTCTGTCATAACCTCGTTCTTGAAGCGGTTCAGGGCGGCTGTGGTGGCCTGTGGAGTGGCACCAACGGCAAGACCGCGCTTTGCCAGCTTCGCCATCATGGTGTTGACGCTCTGCTGGTATTGCTTGTTCAGAAGGTCTGCGTCATCAGCTTGCGCTCTGATGAGCGCAGATAATTGATTGGAAAGGCCACGTTGCTGAATGTCAAACGTGGCCTGGTACTGGGTCTTCGCCTGTGCATTGACGGTGGCATCATCGACGGGATGCTTCGCAGTCTCTGGTTGCAGACGATTCGCTCCCGTCGATTTGCCAAACCCGGTGTTCTGATAGGACGGCATGTCCACTGCGTCAATGTTCACATTTTCATTGGTGTTGTTATTACCGGCCAATCAGATCACCTCCTAACTGTTCTTCTTGGCAAGCTTCAGCTCATACTGCCTGTTGGCGAGCTGCGCCTGCTGGTTCTGTACCTGAAGCCCCTCGTTGGCCAGCTTCTTCACATTCACGTCGTGCTGCGCGACCGCGTTCTCATAATCCTTCTGATAGTTCTGAGTCTGAAGCTGTTCATTTGCAAGCTTCTGAGCATTGACGCCGTACTGGGCAAGCTCGTTCTCATACTGCTTCTGATAATTCTGAGTCTGGAGGCCTTCGTTGGCGAGCTTCTGTACATTCACGCCGTATTGCGCAAGCTCGTTCTGGTACTGCTTCTCGTAGTTCTGGGTCTGGAGCTGTTCGTTCGCGAGTTTCTGAGCATTGACATCATACTGCGCGAGCTCATTGGCGTATTGCTTCTCGTAGTTTTTATACTGCTGATTCTCGTTGTCCAGCTTCTTCTGGTTGATCTGGTACTGGAGTTCCTCGTTGCGAAGCTGCTGCTCATCGACGGACAGAGCATCACGCTGTGTCAGGTAATTCGCATACGCCGAATAGCCAGCCTGCTGGAGCTGTGCGATCTGCATCAATAGCTGCAAACGCTGCGCGTCGTTCTCGTTCTTCAGCTCTGTGGCTCGACTTTCAACGCTCTGCGCATAGGCCAGATTTGCCTTCTGAAGATTGGCGTTTACTTCATTCTGCCGTGTAAGATAGTTATATGAAGCGTCGGAGATTGCGGAATTGCGTGCGTTTTCGTTTTCGACACCACGTGTGGCCACAAGACTTGAACGTCCGAGTCTTCTGGCGTTAAGCCCTGCCATGATGCTGTTGAGCGTCCTGTCATACTGCGTGTTCAGGCTTCTGACTTCTCGGTCGCGGTCCACTCCGAGCTGCTCCAACTGGTTCTCCAGCTCCGCTCTCTGCAAGTCGTATTCTGGCCTGTACTGCGCCTCGGCTTGCTGCCTGGCTTCGTTGTCGGTCAAATTGTAATTGGCCAACAGCTCTTGAAGCGCAGCAATATTGGAGCTGCCATAAAAGCCAGTCCTCATAAACTCATCAAAGGATAGGGGAGAGGTGGCTGGCTTCGGTTGTGTCGAGGCCGTGGTGGTCTTCGCCGGTTCAGTATATTGTACGCCTGTACCCTTTGCAGTGGGTGTGCTGGGCACAGTGGCCTTTGTGGGAGTGGTGCTCTTAGCAGGTTTGGTTGTCTTGGCGGGTGTCGTCGCCTTCGCAGGGGTCGTCTTTTTGGTCGGAGTCGTCGCCTTGGTCGGGGTCGCGGTTTTTGCCGGAGTGGTCGTCTTTGCCGGAGTAGTTGCCTTGGCTGGAGTAGTTGCCTTGGCTGGAGTGGATGCCTTTTTAGCGGTATTCAGAGCTTCCTGAGCCTTGCTCGCATCAGCTTTGGCAGTCTTTAGTTCAGCTTGAATGCGCGATTTATACACAGGGTCGGAACTTGCCTGCTTGCTGTTTAATTGGCTCTGAAGGCGTACCACATTTTCTCTCGCCGTATCTACTTTCGCCTGGGCCTTTTGCACAGCTTTGCTGACGGTATTATTCGTTGAAGCTTTTGTAGTGGCTTTGGTAGTGGCCTTTACAACAGTTTTGGTAGCTTTGTCGAGATCGGCCTTGGCGCTGCTCTCTTGCCTTTGGGCAGCATCCAGTTGGCTCTGTATCTTTGATCTATACGAAGGATTAGTGCGAGCCTTACTGCTGTTGAGCTGCTGTTTGAGCTGCGCTACCTTTGTCTTTGCGGCATCCAGTTTTGACTGTGCCTTTTGGGCCGCATTCGTCTGGATGTCGTTGATGGATTTGCTTATCGTGGTCTTCGTTGCCATATTGAACCCTCCACATCAAACAACTTGCACACATGCAAGTTTATTATTGTATAAGCTCACATGTGTGCGAGCATGTCAGAAGTGTTCCTTGTCGGTCGGATTATTGACAATGCCAAACCCGACCAACACAGGCAGCAGGACGTTCAGAAAACTGCTCATCTGCTCAGAGATATCCATTCCCCAAAACGTCTTGATACACCACACGACCAGAGCCGCAATCGACACCCAAAGCGCCCAGCTCTTAAAACGATTCTGCTGCATTACGATGCCTCCTTTATATCTCGCACCTCATGCTGAAGCTCGGACACCTTGCCTTCCAGTATGTAGGTGCGCTCGATCAGATTGTTGTGTTTGTCCACTTTCTCTTCCAGCTTCTGGAGCCTGTACTGGGTAAGCTTGCTGCTCGCGATCACACCGAACAGTGAGCCGAGCGCTGACCCGATGATGCCTATAAGCGTGCTGTCCATAAATCGCCCTCCTGCTCCTCGCTATATGATCTCGCTGTACTTGCTGGACACCCAGCCGTTCTCGTTCTCATAATCCACCAGGAACCAGGTTCTGCCGTCAACGACCTTCTTTTCGCCCTGATAAGGCAACGAATTGCCTTTCTTCAGTACGCCGAGAACGCGATTGCCAACACCGGGGGCGCTGCGCACGTTCACATCGCCAGTGGCAATGACGTGGGCGGTGGCGGCAGGAACAGGGACATTTACGGCCTCACTGATCGGAGACAATGTAGGGACCTTGAAAGGCCGCACGCTCTTGCCATAGCTGATGTTCGTGGCTGCATGATGGCCCTCATACAGCAGTATGTCGCCGGGCAGCAGGTAGTTGGCATTGTTCAGGTACTTTTTATCAGTCAGGGCCAGGAAGCCAGCCCTGACGAACGTGCCCTTCATGCTGCCGCTGTACACGCTGGTAGGCAGATTCTTCAGAGCTTTGATTCCCATGAGGTAGCCCGCTGCCTTGCAGTTGGCGGTCACGCCCGCCGTGCAATCCTCCTCGCAGGGCGCGGTGATCTTCGACGGGTCATAACCCACCTTTTCAAGCTGCGTCCAGTACGTCTTGCGCTGGTATTGGTCGTAGCCGATTTTGTTATTCAGGCACATGGCGATGCCCAACTGGGCGATCAACAGCCCCACCGCTGGGTCAGGCCAGCGCAGCACCACGGTCCAGGGGCGGCTGTACCAGCCCTTCAGTTCAGCCTCGTGGCCGGTCTGGTCCCCCGCCTTGCCGCCGTGGTACTTCTTGTTCTCGTCGCTGCCGGAATTGGCGATGTAGTGCTTGCCCGTGCTCATGATATACTTCTTGAAATCAATGGCCATGCTCGTATCCTCCTCTTATAGCATCCCATAAAGCCTGCCGGTGATGATCTTCCCGACTGTGAATTTGTTGTCGGACCATGCGCCGACGCCGCCGCTTGTGTTGTACAAACGGGCAAATCCCCAGCGGTTGTCCGCCGTATAGAGGGATGCCTCACCGGCGTAGCCCTCCATTTCGGTGTCCAGCGTGCCGTCCGCCTTGTAGTAGTGGATGATGCCGCCGTTCACCACGGTGAACTCCGGGATGCCCGTATTGAGCGAACGGAGAACGGCCACCTCGATGCCGACGTCGTACAGGTTTGATACCGTGCCCGCCGTGGTGATCTTCGCCTCGAACTCCACCACCACCGTCTTGCCGACGATGTACACCATGGCCTTGCCGTAGCCTACCGCCGTGCCGCCGATGCTCCTTACAATGTTCCCGCGTACCGACCACATACGGTTACTGACGAGCGCGTCACTCTCTGCCTTGCTGTACACGCTGAGGGTATTGCGCCAGTTGGCCGGGGTGTCCACGGTCACGCTGCCATCGGAATTGAAGCCGAGGACATTGTAGGACCCGTTCGAGTCCTGCCGCACGATCTGGAACAGGTTATTGTAGGGACGGATATAAAACTGGGTGCCGTCTGTTGTCGTCCACAGGAGGCGCTTTGCTCCGCTCGTGGCCCCGGATTGGCCCATGTCGATGTCGCCGGTCATCTGGCCGCCGTTTTTGGGCAACGCACCCTCTATACCCGTTTCCATGTGGTTCAACGCAGCCGGGGTAATTGGCGTCGCGCCGACCTCGCCGGATTTCCAACCGCCTGGATAATATCTTGAATAAGCCATGAATTTACCTCCTTATGGTTCTGATATCGGATATACGAGAGAGCTTTCAAGCTTTGCTACACGAGAAGAGACAGAGCTGAGGTCATCTTCAAGATCGTCGACATCATCCTGGGTGTATGCCAGCGAGGAGCCGAGTTGTGTTATATCCGATTGCGCGTCAGATAAATCGCTTTCAATGCCCGAAATAGCACCTTCAATGCTCGTGATACTGTCATTGATGCCGTCGATCTGCGGGTCGTATATGTCTGCTGCCGTTGATTCGATCAGATCAACAGCCTCTTCCTTGCCGTGTTCGGAAATGTTCTTCATGGAAATGCCGCCGAGAAGCTGCTGCCATAACCAGTCGAGCTGTCGATTCAATTCTCGAATCTGGATGGATTCTGAAAGATCAGTGATCTGGCGGCGCGGACTGTTCATCGGGCGTGCCATTAATCATAATCCTCCTCAATGTGAATCTCTACGCCGCTGTGAATCGTCAGCGGGTCGCCGTGCATATTCTCGATCTTGAACCTGAATGATCTCCCGCGCACTTTTACGCGCTTGCGAATCTCGTTTGTTCCGTTCTTCAGCTTGACGATCTTCGTTCTCACCTTACGCCCTGTGATCATACTCAGCTTCACTTCAGGCGGTCTGTTTACGTCTAACGACGCAGCGGTGATCGACATGTAAAAGCGACCGGTCTGCTTTTTAGATGCCAGGCTACCGCAACTGATCGATGGACTCGTCCACGATGCGTTGATCGGCTCGTCATTGAAAAAGGTATATCCACTGTTGTAACGGAAGATATGACCAGCAGATATGGCCAACAGCGTCTCAGACTGTCCCTCGCGCAGCACGAGCCAATCATCCACGCCGGGCAACTCGATGATGTTGTAGTTGCCGGTCGCGATGTCATACTCGATGACATGTGTGTTAATGATGGAACCGTCCAGCGGCACAGACAGATAAATGATGTTGTCCATGAACGCGGCGCAGGCCGTCTGTATGGTCGCCTTGTCGATTCTGGGCCAGAGCTCCCTCAACTTCTTGTCTCCGTTCGCTGACAGCGGTACAGCGGACATGCCGGAGTATCGCACGAGACCTTCGTTTGCCAGGAAATATATGGCCGTGCCGGTGTTCACGATGGTCCTGTAGGCGAGGGTGCCATCGGTACCGTAGATTTGATTCGCGGCAAATTCGCCAGGATACGAACCAGTCAGCCTGTGCATCGATTTGTCCTTGAAGATCAGCAGCTCATCCATGGCCGCGACGATTGCGCGAATTCTCGAACCGTCAAATGTGGCTACATCCAGATAGCCGCCTCCGTCACTGTCCGAGTCTATGAAGTTCAGTTCCCAATCCTCCGGGTCAAATGTGTGCGACCAATAGATTCGGTCCGGGTACTTCGTGACGACGCCGCCCCAGAGGCGCTCTTTTAGCAGTGTGATGTTCTGGAAGCGAAGCTCTTCACCCTGGGAGGAAGCGCCTGCGCCACCATCCACATGCCCTTGTACAATGTTAAGGGGCATAGCAGTTGGAGATATGCCGTCCCAGTACAGCGGAGTGTCTATGCCGTTGGTAAATATAATCCAGTCGACATTCTCGTCTCTGTAGTTCACTGCGGTCCAGTCGTTGGTGGATTGGCCCTCTTTGATGACTGCCCAATTCGTACCATCGATATCGGCGGCATATATCCTGCCGTATACGGTCATTATCAGTTTGGAGAAGTCGCGCTTTTGAGCATCCCTGAAGTAGCCTTGAAATATTCTGGCGTTGTTCAGAAGATGCAGTGTATCTATATCCAAAGGATAGAGCGTAGCGTGCGGATATGTCGTGGCCTTGGGGTAGATCAGATAATCCTCGACCGCGACCATGACGCCATATTGAGATACGCCGCCTGCGGTCATCAGCAGGCCGTCCCTGGTCCTGAAATTCACAGCATCCGGGGATGAACCGTAATCGGCACTGTACAGCCCTCTGGATTGATCGATGCCAGTAAAGCCGTTGATCGTCAGCTTGCGCTCGCTCATGGTGCTGGCATAGGAACTATAACTGGCCATCAAATCACCCCCTTAATATCGCCGCGCTTCTGCCCTTCAAGGATGCACAGGCAAGTAGCGGCGGCATCAAAACGCGCGTCGTGAGCGCGGTATGCGGATTTTCCGAACATTTCGGCGCAGTAATTCTGTATTTGTTCGTCGTTTATCCTCATATATCGGCAAAGTTCATCCAGACGCGGAGGTTTGTGCTTGCCGTATTTGTTCTTCAGGTGCATGGCGTTGTCGAAATGGGCCATGGTGCAGAATGTACGCGCTTTCGGAAAGCTATAGCCAGCATCCGAGAAGGAATACTTCAACACGCGCAGATCAGCGTCTATGTTGTGGCCGCAAATCAGGTCTGCGTCCACGAAATCATCGAAGAACTCGTCGAAGCGCTGCACAAATCCACGCCCGCCAGACAGCTCATAAAGCCTGTATTTGCTGAACCCATGCTTCTTTTGGGCGTATTCGTTCATGGACGGAACACTGAAAAAGAAATTTCTACCTGTGCGCTCGCCGTCGATACTCATTATGTATGAGAGCTGACATATCTCCTGCCGGGGCATACCGTTCATTTCAGTGTCCAGAATGATCGTCTTCAACGGAACAGCCCCCTCGGTATCCTGCGCCTGGAACGGTCTTTCAGGCTGCTCCTGATCGCCTTCAAGTAGCTGTAATACTGGCTCAGCCAGTGATTGCCATACTCGAACTTCTTCTCGCTGTACCACATGCGAGCAACGGCCATGCAGATGTACACCATGGGCTCTACCTGGGCGTCCGTGAACACCGGAACGTCGTTCAGCCCCACAAGATCGTCGGGAACGTAGTGGTAATAGACCTGAAGCACATCACCAGGCTGCGCGTTAACATCCAACACATACTTGGTGGAAAACGTATAGCTCACGGCGGCTGTTCTATCGGCATTCAGAAGGTTTTTGATGCCATATACGCCGGGCGTGATTGCAGACAGGTCGATCTGCTTGTTCTCGTCCACGGTAACGGGTGCGTATCTGTCAGGCATGGCTTGGAGGCGGGCGACCTCGCGGTAGGCTTCGTTGATGCCATCCCGGAACACGTTGAAATAGTGCAGGGCATCGTCCTCGTACCAGTCTTCGGCGTCTGTGCTGTCGCCACCGTCCAGGGTACGCTCGTACTCATCGTAGCGATCTGAGTACCTGGCAGCCTCGATACACATTTCGTCAAGCGTCATTCGTCGATCACCTCCTGGGGTATGGAGTCGGTCTTGCTGTTGTTCTTCAGGTAATTGAACGCCTCGCGGCACTTGTAGCTTGCTTTGTCGATCACGGCAGCCTGTTCTCTGCGGTCGATCTCTTCGTTGTAGCGGTCGATCTCCTCGGCTATGTGTTCAGTGCGTTCTCTGGAGAATTCCCGTACATACTGTATCGTTCTCGCGTCCAGCTCGTCGAATGGCAGGACACAGGCCAGCGTGTCGAATGGCTGGCTCGCGCAATGGACCTCGAATTTCTGAATCCGGGTGTTGAACATTACGAAAAAATCCCGGTTCACCTCTTTGAGACGAACCGGGATGTCATACACGTTGTTCAACACCGGAAGGCGGTCCTTACAGGGCCGCCCCTCGGTGCATTTCATGGGCTACCTGCCTTTCTTACGGCGTGATGTTGTTGTTCACGGTCACGGTCATCGGGTTGGCGGGCGCGGTGATGCCGGTCAGACGACCGATGCCACCGGGCAGACGGCACATCAGGTTGCAGTACTTCGCAATGCTGCCCTCGTAGGTGGCGTAGCGAGCATTGCGCTGGAGGATGCCGTGTACGCCGTCATCCAGCCAATCCCAGTCAGCGATCTGGTCGATGGTGAACAGGCTGGTGTCATACAGGTCGATGGAAGCCGGGGCCAGGAACTTGTTGCGGACCAGCGGCATGCCGTTGAACTTCAGAGCCTTGTGGCCGCCCTCCAGAATCATCACATCGTTGATGGCGCGACGGTAGTTCATCAGCTCCATGTAATACTGGTAAGCAGAGTTGCCAGCAGCAATGTGGTTGATGGTCACGTCGTACACGTCTTCGATGTCGTTGATGTCATTCTGAAGTTTCGCCTCAGTCAGCTCGCCGAAAGAGGTGTGCAGCTTCGGGTTCATCCAGGAGTAGTTCGCGCGGGTCAGGCCGTACAGGGTGGTGACGTTCGTGGTGTCGAAGATTGCACCCAGGCCGGTCAACTCCAGGCCCAGGGAGCCCTGCATATAGATCGCGCCACCAGCGTCCTGAGCAGCGGTCAGAGCCTTGCTCAGCGTGATCGTGCGGGTGCTGTGGTTCACATCCACCACGCGAGTGGCGTCAGCGCTCACCTTGGTGGAGCCGTTGGATTTGTACACGTCCACGGTCAGGCCAGGCAGGATGTTGTAGATGATGGCGTCATCAGCAACAACAATGCTGGTCGCGCCAGAGTTGGCGGCCTTGGTCTTGCACAGGATGCCGGAACCATTGCCGTAAATCTGGCGAGCGGTGGAGAACTTCAGGGTATCGACCAGGGTGTCGATGTCGCGCTGCAGGGCGTTCACAAAGGAACCGGGGCCCTCGGTGGCGGACTTCATGGTCTTGTCCGCAATCGACACCGTACCGTACAGGTTCTTGATGTCGCTTTCGAACTGCTTGTACATGTTCTCACCAGCCACAGGCAGGATGCCGGTCTCAGTGCCAGCGCCAGCGCCGCCGTTCGCGCCGATCTGCACAGCACGGACGATCTTCTGGTAGCCGGTGATGTTGTCGGAGGTCTGAAGGATACGGGCAGCCAGCGGGTCTGCCTTCATGTTGACGAATTCCCTGATGGGGTTGATGTACAGCACCTTCAGGGCTTCATTGATAGTGGAAAGCTGAATCATGTTATCACCTCATGCTATTTCAGCCCCAGCATCTTGGCCAGGCCGCTCTTGGCCTGCGCCATGGAATTCGGAGCCTGTTTCTGGCCCGTCAGCGGAATGTTGCCGCCAGAGCCAATGGAATTGGGAACCGCTTCGCCGCTTCTGGCGAGCTCGCCCAGATGGTTCTGGAGCACGGCTTCTTTGATTTTTTCATTGGAAGCCATGCGCTTGACGAACTCTTCGTCAGCCAGCATCTGAGCTTCGGTTCGGTACTTGCTCGACCTAACGCTATCGTAGGCGCGACGCAGGCCGTCGTTCGACAGCGCCAGTTCAGGGTGCTTCGAGATGAACTCAGCAATGTCAGGCATCACCTCCGTGATGTCAGGCATATCCTTCGCATCCGCGTTCCAAGCTTCCTGGACCACCTTGTTGCGGGCATCGGCCTGAAGCTTGTCGTAGAGAGGTCTGATTTCCTCGCGCACCGCTTTCTTGACAGAATCGAGCGGGTCATTGTTGTCCAGCTCTTCCTCGTTGTCGAGAGCCTGCTGGTAGGCGAGCAACTGCGCCAGCATGTCCTTGTACTCGGTTGCCTTGCTTTCGCGATCTCTGTAGCGTTCCACAAGCTCTTCAGCGCTGGATACGCCCAACTCGTTCATCAGGGCGGACAGAGCCTGGTCACCAGGCGCGGGTGCCCCAGAATCCACCGGGGCGGGAGCATCGGGGGCTACTCCCTGTGCATCAGCAGGGGCGGGTTCGCCGCCCTGCGGAATACCTTCTTCGGGTGCAGGCTCCTGAGAATTCAGCATTGCCATCAACTGAGCCTGCTGGGAATCATCCAAATACTTATCTGCCATGGTTTTCTCCTTTCTACATGTTCCCGCCAATAGCGCCGGACTGCATGCTGGCCATCATGGCCGCTTCAGCCGGGTTCGCACCGCCGTCCAGATTGGTTGTAACCTGACCGCCGTCACCCTGGCCAGCAAGCTCCATGGCGCGTCTGACGGAAATTTCCTTATGCTGCGCGATATGCTCGAACCAAACCTGGGCCTTCTCGGGGTCGAGGTCGATCTGATGCCGGAACTCGGCTGACAAGGCATACTTGGTATGTTCGGAAATGTGCAACGAGTGGTTGTCCAGCTCCATGATCTGCGGGAGCTTGCCGCCCTCGAACTCAAAGGCTTCGCGCTGGGCCCTGACGGAGTGCAGCTCCTCGATGTCGATGGTGGATTCCCAGTTGCCCAGCTCGAAGATTTCAAGCAGCTTGGCGCGGGTCTCCCTCGTCATCTTGCCGGTATCCGGGTCGGAGAAAAGGCCGACCTGCAACAGCTCCAGAGCGAGCTGCTTTCGCTGGGCAGGGGTGTTGGTCATTTCATTGTCCGTGTCCACGATCACGTCATCACTGGTCAGGTCGCTGCCCTTCCAGATCGTCGAGGACACATCGCCCACATTGTTGCCAGCGATGCGGGTCAGCCGAGGCACGGTCGCAAACTGACGGAACAGCCGTATCCACTGGATGCCCAGGTTTCGGATGGCCTCGCGGACATTCTCGGCTGTCAAGGTAAGACGGGTATCGTCCTGCTCCTTCAGGATTTCCAGAGCAGTACCAGAGGAGATGGCGGCAGGAGACTGAGAGGTTCGGGACATCTCGGATACACCAGAGATCGAAACGAACTCAGCCTGAAGCTGGTCCACCTGGGCCAGCAGTGTCGCCGGTATCTCCTGCGGGGTCATCCAGGCGGGCGGCGTAGTGCCAGGCTTGTACTCGACGATGGTTCCGGGCGGCACGCCGTTTTCAAGCACCGAATCGTCCACCAGAGAGCCCTGCTCGACCACCATGTTGCCGATGGTCATGCGGGCGATATATTCGTTGATGCGGTTGCGGACCGCGTTATAGTCCCTCTGGACGGGAATACAGCGCTCGACGATGCTGCTGCCCCACAGCACGCCAGGGCTATCCAGACACTTCTGGTGTACGAATGGATAGCCACGCCGGTAGAACTTGCCGACGCGGTAGGGGAGGATGCCGATGTGAACACAGGTGCTGCCCACGATGATCGCATGGCGGCCCTCCGGGAAGTCCCGATTCGGCCTCTCGTAGTATTCCAGCACCAGCTCGGCGTCGTCGATGTTCTCGTCCTTCACCTGCATCATGGAGGGGTTATAGCCGATGCCACCGGACACCATGCCGGACATCTCCATCGAGTACACGTTCATCGTGCGGCCCTCGACATCAATACCCCAGCGCAGTCTGATCTCATCCGCTGTGTAGACCTTGGCGTGGATGACATTATCGCAGTCGTCCAGGTCCTCCAGATAGGATGTGGACGGGAACAGCTCATAATAGGGCACGACCGTGGGCGCGATATCGCCCTCATAGACGGACTTACCGTCGAAATCGCCCAGATACATGCCGCCCTTCGTGTCCCAGTTGGTCTTATAGAACACGCCGCCGCAGGTCTCCATCCAGGCATTGGCCCTGGCAATGACGCTGGTCATATCGTGGGCGGCGTATACACACTTCAGCAGCTTCGTAGAGACCTTGGCAGACATCGTGTCCGAGTTGTCCGAGGTCACGGGCCGTACCGTCAGACCGGGCTGTACGCGGCTCAGCTTGGAAAGCCGGGTCTCCACGATTGGCGCGATCTGGTTGTACACCGTCCGCATCTCCCAGTCGTAGGAGGCCGGGTAGTCCACGACATCGCCGGTTGTCTCCAGTATGTCACAATACTGGTTCCCGGCTATAAAGTTCTGATTCAGCCGCCACTGGAGTTCAAAGGGCCTGCGCTCCTCCTGGCGGCGATGGAATTCCGTCTTGATGTCGTCCACAAAGGCGGATACATCGTCCGGCTGTATGATCTCCTGGATGCCCTCTACGGGGTCAACGTGCGAGAAACGGAAAAACCGCTCTCGCGCTTTCTGCAACTTACCGGCCAACTATCTCACCTCCGGGATGCCGTCTCTTTCGCGGTAATCCAGTCACGGGATTTGTCCGTGAACCGGTTGGCCTTGCGCTTTGGTTTGGGCTTCAGCAGCATCAGGTCTATGCCTTCCTTCTCGGGCTCCGTCTCTTCCGTCTCCCGTGCCAGGCTCCCAAGCATGCGGTTGAGTGTGCGCAGTATGATGAACAGTTCGGAAATTCCGAACACCTGGAGGATTATGCACAGAATGACAGCGTAGATCATCACATATACCTCCTCTGCTTTCTCAGTCGCTTGGCGAGCCGCTTCTTGTGCTCCAGCAGCTCGTTGGTGAACTCGTTGACGGGATGTGTGCCATCAGGCTTCGACATGATGTAGTACCGAAGATCGTCCATCGCGTGGTCGTTCTTCTTCACCGGCTCTTCCTTGCCGCCGTTCGGGGTCTCTTTCCACCGATAGGCCTTGATCTCCTTGATCATCGCCGTGCAGCAGGAAAAAATGAACAGCTTTGGCTTTCCATGCGGCCATCGCTGTTCATCATAGTGAGGCTGGCACTCCAGATACTTCTTCACAGTCTGGATACCAGCCCACTTGCTCTTATTCACATTGGTGTTGACGTTCATCCCGCATTCGCGGAATATCTCCGCCACCGACCGCTCGTTCTGAAGGGAGTGCTGGTCCGCAGCAGCGTCCATGATGCAGGATAAATGTCCTCGGATGTCCCGCTTCCAATCCAGCTCAAAGGCCAGTTGCTCTATCGCCTTCATGTGCTGTAGTATATTCCAACCGGCCCGGTAGTGCTCGCCGACCACAAACACGTTGCCGTCGTGATCGACCGCATAAAAATGGGCGCTCAACGGAGCGTCCATGCCGGGGTCTATTGAGATCGTGTCCTGCCATTCCCTCGGGACCGGGAACGGGTCTATGACGTGTATCTCTTCCTTGAACTCCTTGTACACCAGGCCGCTCAAAGCAACGAATCTGCCGTGCTTACGGGCTTCCAGCTCTTCATCGCTCAGCGTCAGCGTCAGCCTCTCGACCTCTTTCTTGGAAAGATAGGGGTTATCTTCCCAACTCATCGCGATGTACCAAACCTCTGGGTCGTCGTTCTCGTTCAGATAGATCGAATCATAGACCCAGGTCAGACCCTTCAGCGGCGTCATCGTGCCCCAGATGTGGCCTTCACAGTCCAGAGTACGCATCACACATTCGTCGTATATCTCCTTGGGCGGTTCCTCGTCAAACCATATCCAGTCCTTCGAGGTGCCCTGGAAGCGCTCACGGCCCTGGTCACAGCTCTTGAAGCCGATCACTGAGTTCCCGCCGTGGATGCTCTCCACAAGTATGAAATCTATAACGCCGTGGTCCGGGTCGTCCGCTCGGCCCTCTCGCATCTTCACCCCTTTTATCCAGGCGGGGTCAAGATAGCTCAGTACCTTCTGCTGCGCAACGTCGCGCTGGACCTCGTTCGTCAGACTTACGACCCAGCCGTCAGTCGGTTTATTGATCTCCTTGTATGGATGGTTGCCTCTCGCAAACCATACCGCCTCTACAGCACCAACCTCCGTCTTCCCGGTTCGGTTGCCGCCAAGCGCCCAGCGGTTGCGCTTCTCGCATTTGTGAAATATCTCCTGCTTCGGGTGCGGCTTGTAGTAGCTCAGCTTGTGCTCACGGTGACGCCTCTGCATCTCCTCGATGAGCAACTGCGCCTCATACAGGATGTCCTTCATCTCTCGCGAGGTGACAGGCTTCGGCTCCTCTGCAACAGCTATATTTTGTACAGCAGGTCTCTGTTCTCTTCTTAACTCCAAACTCTACCCCCTCTCTTCACTTACCCGGGGTCAAAAATCGGGCAGCAGAGTGAAGAATAGCTCCGCTGCCCTTCAAGGAGGAAATGCTGCCAAGTGCCCACCTTGGCATAACAAAACTCCCAGCGGCTGCTCTGGGAGTTGTGCTCTATTATGCTCTCGCTTCTTGCTATCTCGCTACTCGCTTACTCGCTACTCGCTTACTCGCTTACTCGCTATTATTAATTCTATAAGCGAGAGGCGAGAGGAACCGTCCCCCTCTCCGACTCTCAGACAGTGTAGCAGCGTGGCTCCCCTAATCGGTAACCGGGGTAGGGGAGGCGGGTGAGGAATTTCGTTTTGGCTCAGTACGCTCTTCCCACGTTCCGAGCCAGCGTACCAGCGAGTAGCGAGGATAGCAGCGAGTAGAGCGAGCGAGGAGAGTAGCGAGGAGGGAGTGTGTGGGGGGAGTGTGTGCTGTGCTTGTCAGTGCATCACCTTCGGCGAGGGCCTCGGTGATTGCGCTGACTGCGCGCAGCGGGGGAGCGTAGCTGACCCCCCTACCCCCCTGCACCTCGGAGTATATAAAACGAGCACAAGGCTTGTCAATAGATTTTGTCTCATTTACAACCAAGTTTAACCAAGAAATATCAATTTGGGATTATTGGGCAAATATTTAATAGCTCTATGGAGCGAGAAAGAGAGGTTACACCATGAAACAGAATGTAGCTACTGAGTCCAAGAAGGAACTGAGCCTGATGGCAAAGCTGTTCATCACCATCACGCTGCATCAGCTCAGCAACCATGTCGATGATGACAGCTTCGACTCAAAGTACTCAAACCCGTTGAACGGAGAATTTGATGTCTGTTTTCTCAACGACGAAACAACTGATGCTCTTGCCGGTCTCGATCACGACGGTTTCATCAAGCTGAACGCGCACACAGAGTACTTCGATGTAACTCCTCTCACGACCCAAGAGATCACAGTTCAGACCGCTGCCGTTACGAAGCTCGGTGGCAAATACGTCAAGCGTTACTTCAAAGCTGTTGCTGACGAGCTGAAACAAGGCAAGTTTGGAAGCATTGAATGGAATACTGAAGGAGCTTTCCACCAAGCCATCCTGGCTCGACTGGGATGAGCCACACAGCCCTCAGCCCTTCGGGGTTGGGGGCTTTTTTTATGAAATTTTTGTAGCTCTATTGCAGCTACGCGAAAGGAGAGTGCTCCATGCACAGGTTACTTTGGTACTTCAGGATTCTCCATGTTGATCTCTTGCTTCTCATTCACCGCAACGACTACAGGAAGGAGTTTTGATTATGCCCAGAGGACAAGTACTCACCCAAGAGATGCGCGAGCTCGTGCTCAGCACTTACAAGTCCGGCTTGACGTACAGACAGGTTGCCGACCAGCTCGGTATCAGCCACATGACCGTTGGCCGCATCGTTCGCGCCAGCGGTTACGACAGATACCACGTTGGCTCGTCCATCGCCAAGTCAATCCCAATCGCCAACACGCAGCCCTCTCAGAGCCCCGTAAAGGCCGCTGAGAGCCGCCAGGAGATGCGGGTCATCTCCAGGACGCAGAAGCTGCAGAGCCCCGTTACGGGCTTCTGCTACACGGTCAGTACGGATTCTGAGGTCATCGACATCGAATCAGATACGGCGCTGATGCAGATCAACGTGAGCAGCATCGATAATTTCATCGATGAGCTTACGAAGATCAAGAAGATGCTGGGCAACAGACCGTCGTGAAAACGGCGGTCTTTTCATTTAACCAAAGAAAGGAAGATGCACATGTTTATCACTCAGCAGCAGCTCAATGCAGTTCTCGACAATTACTTCACCATGAACGACGCTGGAGATTTTAACCAGCAGTACTTCGATCACTCCATGCAGCTCATCCTCGACAACCATCACGACTTGCATGACGCGATGCACGACACCAATGCAAATCCTCTGTATGTCGCTTTCGACGCGCTTCAGCGGTTTGCCCAAGAGGCCTGCAATGATGAATACATCGTTGCACAGGGCATTGGAAGAATGATGATCGTCAAGTGGCTCACGACTCACTTTGTTTACTCTGGCGAAGCTATGAAGAACACCGTTGCCTACATCACCAACGAAAGGGCAGAGGCCCGGAAAGAGAAGGAGGAAAACACCATGAAGAACATCATCAACGAGAACACTATCACCAGCATCAACACCGTTTCCGAAGACATCATCTGCTCCGAGTGCGGAGAGGTCATCATCCGCGCCGGTGAAGAGTTCAATTCCGACCTGTTCGAGGTCATCGACGGTGAGTATGTCTGCCAGGATTGCGTCGAGCGCGAGTTCGTGAAGTGCCGGGACTGCGGCGAGTACGTCCGCAGGGATGATGCCTACGAATACGACGGTGATTACCTCTGCGAGGACTGCCTCGATGAGAATTACGTCAGATGCGAGCATTGTAACGATCTCATCCCCATCGATGACGCCACCTGGATTGAAAGAGATGATGTTTACGTCTGCAACTGCTGCCGCGCTCGTTACTATACTCAGTGTGATCGCTGCGAAAATTACGTCAGAGATTACGATATCAACAGAGTCTGGACCGACAGCGAGCAGTACGACTCTGAATGGTACTGCCCCGATTGCCTGGATAATTACGCCTGGCAATGCGATGAGTGCGGCGAATGGTACTCCGAAGACGTGAGCGACAATGGCCGTTGCGTCTGCGACGAATGCTACTCCGGTTGCAGCGATACCGGCGACATCAACACCTGGAAGTCTCCCCGCAAGCGCATGCCCTACGGCTTCAAGCCTGTTCCGTGCATGTGTGCCACCGAGGCTGAGAAGGCCGCTGAGGGCGCTGGATGGGAGCACAGCATCATCTTCTACGGCTTCGAGCTGGAGATCGACCGTAGAAACAAAAACGTGGACATCGACGAGACCAGCGCCGAGATCGTAGAGCATCTCCCGTCAACCTACTGCAAGACCGACTGCTCTCTCGATCTTGGCGGAAGCTACTCCGGCATCGAGATCGTCTCGCACCCTGCCACGCTGGCCTGGTACGAAGAGCACAAGGCCAATTTCGAGGATTGCTTCGAGATGCTGACCGACGATGACTGGCTCTCCCACAACGCCGGGACCTGCGGCCTCCATGTCCACATCTCGCTGGACGCGATGGAGCAGAGGAACCCCTTCGCGGTAAATAATATGCTCTTTATCTTCGACCGCTTCTGGAAGCAGTTCGTAAAATTCTCCAGGCGGACTGAAGACCAACTCAATCACTGGGCCAAGCGGTACAGCACGCTGCATGATAATTACCGCGAAATCAAGAACGTCGCGAAAGGGAAGTGCGGTCGCTACATGGCCGTCAACCTCCAGAATAGCCACACCGTTGAACTGAGGATGTGGCGCGGCACGCTGAAGCTCCAGACCTTCTTCGCCACGCTCCAGCTCGTGGACACCATAGTGAAGAAGTGCATCGAGATCGGCGATGATTACCGCAGGCTTCAGTCGCTCACATGGGCAGAGCTGGTCCACAGCGATCACAAGGAACTCAATGAGTATCTGGCGATCAGAGGGCTCAACACTCCCGAAACAGAGCAGGATTCGCTTCAGATTCCGGACGAAGAAGATCGCCCGGAGAACAAATTCCATATCGGTGACCGTGTAAGGGCAATAGCGACTTGCGATCACAATGATTCATTTGTTGGTAGGGAAGGCACCATTCGCAATTTCGATTGGGGCACTGATCTTCCTGTTTACGTTGCCTTCGATAATTACAATGGCTGGTGGTGCGAGGCTGAATCCCTCGAAGTCATCACTGAGCCTGTCGTAACTCCTCGCGATAGTGTAGATCATGATATCCCTGTCGGCACTCGCATAAGGGTTCATAGCAATCTTTACAGTGAAATAAATGGAATAACGGGCACGATCATGTATCACGACCCGTTGGATGGCGAATATGCTGTTCAGTTCGATGAAGAACGTGCTCTGTTCCACAACTGCGGTGGTCGCGTTGCTGCAAATCGCGGCTACTGGCTCCTGCGTGGCATGTTCGATGTCATCGATGCAACCGATGCCATTCTGTTTTAATCCATCATCGACAACATAAGGAGGTTGAAATATATGTGCATTATCGTTGCTAAGAGAATGAATGTCAAGATGCCCTCTGAGGAAATCCTGTCCACCTGCTTCACCAACAATCCCGATGGCGCTGGCATCATGGTCAGCGCCAAGGGCAAGGTGTATGGCTTCAAGGGTCTTATGACCTTTGATGCCTTCACCGCCAAGCTGCATCAGATCGAGAAGCGCTTCGGCGATCTCGACAAATTGAACGTCGTCATGCACTTCCGCATCAAGACCCACGGAACGGTGATCGCGGCCAACACGCATCCGTTCCCGGTCACATCGTCCTACAAGGCCATGCGCAAGCTGGAGTGGGTGGCCGATCTCGGCATGGCCCACAACGGCATCATCAACGCCACCTGCCATCATCCTGATGTGAAGCAGGAGAACGTCTCGGATACCATGGTCTTCATCAAGCGCGTCGTGGCCCCCGTAGCGGAGCAAACGTCCATTATGAAGAACGACAAGGTCCTGGAGGCACTGAGGCTCGCAGCGGATTCGAAGCTGGCCTTCCTGGATGGCAAGCGCCTGGTGGTACTGGGCGATTTCAAGTACATCGATGGTGTTTACTACTCCAATACCAGCTATGAAGGTGTGCGATACTCCAGCTACTATCCCTACAGCTTCAAAGATGATGATGCCTGGGATGAGTACATCACCAACAAGTACGTCAAGGGCGCGGGCAGAAAGGAGGAGAACGACTGGCCCAAGCTCAGCCCCAAGGAAGAGGAGTATCTGATGGAGGAGACCGCAGTGGATTACGGCATTGAGGTATTTCCTCCGAACATCACCATCATCTGTAAGCAATACGAGGTCACGCCGACCTCTATACGATATGGCACTGATGGTGTCAGTCTGTACTACTGGGATACCGAGGTGTACGACTGGTACGAGTCCTCATATGCCGACGAGCTCGTTGGCTACCGCATCGACGGAGTTGATATCGATGCGTGAATGGCTCCAGATCGCGAACGTGGCGAATCCACAGGCTCAAAAGGTCTGTGGATTCCAGCCACCATTTCTCGCGGATTTTGAGACCATTCAGGCCGTCATGCAGAGCGCTGATGCAGCCGATGCACTCGATCTTATTTACGACAACAAGGAGGTGATGGTTTACCAGTATGTCAAATGCCTGCATGCTGGCAGGATATGGACCTACGACATCAAGTTCATCGGCGATCTCGTCGGTTTTGAAAGCTGGCTCGTGGTCCAGGGCCTGATCGCCGTCAACCGTGAAGAACAAATCCAGTATCAGGTCAAGCAGGCCAAGCGGATGCTGATACAGGCCATGAAGGACATCTGGGGCGTCGTCCTCCAGAAGAAAGGAGAATAGTATGTTTGAATTGGATGAATTCGGGTTCCAGGGCATCCTGTATCTGGCCCGGATAGGGCTGCAAAAGATCACAGACGCAGAGATCGAAAAGCTGAAGCTGGTCGGCGCTTTCGAGGGTGTCGAGATCAAAAGAAAACTCCTCGAAAGACATGTCGTCAATCTCGAAATGGCCCAAAGGGTATTCGAGGCGCTTCAGGACAAGGGCATGACATTATCCCTGCAGTTCAGAGACCCAAGCAAGGATATATAGCAAAAAGCCCGGGGGTATCGCACCCTCGGGCTTTTTTTATTTTTGGGGTCTATTGATCAGTCCACGTCGCATAGCTTCCTTTGTTATGTCGATGACAATGTTGTTCATGTAGCTTCTTAGCTGTTTGATCGTTACCTGTCGGCTGTCATCCGCCTCGGCGTTCAACTGCTCGCATATCTTCTTCAGCGTCAGTCCGTCGATGGCCCGCCATTCCAGAATCTTGGCTCTCGTCGGGTTGTCGGGCACCCTTCGCGTCGTCTGTGTCCTGTAGCGTTCGATGATGTACAGAACGCAGGCCACCCAGGCGCGTCGGTTCAGCGCTTCTTCCGTCATCATCAGCTCTGGCATGGCTTTCATCACCGTGGGGTTGGCCGTGGCGTTGGTGGGAGACACCCGTACCGCGCCGTATCTGGCCACCATTCCCACGCTTCCGTCGTTGATCAGCTTGTGCTCCCAGTACAGG